CTTTCAAATAACAGATAGCTTAGAGACGGAGGTTCTTAAGGCTTTTCATAGTGAACTAAATGATATACTATCCATTGAGTTCGATAATAGAGGAAGAAATTCCACTATTAGCCTTATGAAGAGCATTCATCAGAATGCGGTTCATATTGCTATGGAAAGACCTTTTGAGCCCTTGCCGTTCCGTAAACGGAGAAACAATAATTACTCGGTTTTCTCGACCGAGATTGTTACTCTTCTCCGCAACAGATCGAAACGAAGAGTAGTTCTGTCTTTGACAAGACAATATGAACTACTTTTCAGATCAACTCCTGACCTTGATGTTTCTTCTATAACAGAAGAGTCAAAATCACCAATGTCACTGCTACAAGAACAGAAGTTCATCGACTTCCTAAACCAATTTAAGTTTAGGTTAGGTCGAATTCCTAGTTTAGAATGGGACAATCATTGGATGAATACAACTAAGAAAGGTCCTAATGGACCCGCCCTATTGCATCTCCATGAAGATTTCCTTGCACTTCGACAAGATACCCAAGTTCTAGATAGCTTGTATGACTATCTAGAGCTTACATCAGTAAAACTAATGGACCGTATCATTGATACGTTCGGTATGTTGAAGGCCTATTGCCCAGTAAACCCAAACAAGGTCTACTTACACTCTAAGTTAAATTTCCTCTTAGAAAAGGGTGGCAAAACCCGTGTTATTGCAATCGGCGATTACTTCACTCAACAGAGTCTGGTGTCTTTACACCGGTCAATATTTGCCATATTGAGAAGGATCAAATGTGATGGAACCTTTGCGCAAGGGAATGTTGTTAAATTAACACAACAAGCCCTCGCTGACAATAAATCCGTCTACTGTTACGACTTAAAGTCGGCAACAGATAGATTTCCTGTGAAAGTACAGGAACTAGTTTTGGGTGTACTATATAGCCCTCAACTTTCTAAAGCCTGGTCTCGCTTGCTTACCTCCCGGAGATTCCATATCCGGGAGGTGGGTAAGTACGTTGAATATGCAGTTGGACAACCAATGGGATTTTTATCCTCATGGGCTGTCTTTGCCTTGTCACATCACTGTTTAGTACAGTTTTGCGCATACGAAGTTGGTATTAACCACTTCGACGACTATGTTATCTTAGGTGATGACATAGCTATATTCAATAGATCCGTGGCCGAAAGGTACAGATATTGATTGGAGGATCTAGGTGTAACCATCTCCCTAGATAAATCAATAATATATGAACCGGACGGCCCATATCCAAAAGCAGCCGAGGTTGCCAAAAGGCTCCTCGATGCTGATGGAGAATGGTCAGGATTATCTCCGAGGTTAATTCTTGAGTTCGTGAAGAACCCATCTGATAACTTCCTAAGTTTCAGAGAAGAATTAAACCGGAGAGGAGTCACCTTACAAATGACTTACTGACGTTCCCTTTTCTCACTGTTCTCTGACAAAGAGAACGAGAGATTAGCAATCCTCGCGAAAGCACCTACTTACTTTTTAGGTAAGAGGACACCCCTCCCTGCTTCTATAACTCATTCTCACGAATGAAGGAATGAAGATATACAATTTCTTCATACCGAAGGTGGCCGGATTTGCGAGAGCAAAACACGAGCCGGTATTGTGCCGGCGGAGATTCCATACGGATTCAGGTGGCTATTGGATGATATAGTTATCCAATCGTGCTTTCTAGGACTTTTGGTAAAGTCCTTGCGAAAGATTGGTAGCCGCTTACAGGGTGATTTACAGAATAAAACCTTAGTAGATTTT